ATGAGCCGATTGATTATTATTTGTGAAATTGACAAGAGTGATTCTGGTTCTTTTTGGAAAAGTACAACTCTCACCTTGTCAAGCTCGGAGGATAACCGAGATAGACATAGTGAGGTTAATCTGATTGCTCCCTCGTACCCTTTAAGGTTTTCTATCGGACATCCTTTGTAGTCGGAATATCCCTCGTTATAGGTGGATACAAACGAGGGGGATAAAGGAAGCAAGATGGATTCAAATGTTCCCTGCACAGACTTCACCCAATCTTCCTTCTTTTGCCATGATCCTTTAAATCTTCGTCTAGTTACCCTCATAACATCCAAAACTGCATTTGTAATAGAAATCTCGTAATATGACCTTCCAATGCATCGAGCTTCTGGCAGATCCACAACTCTCCCTGAGCTCTGCTCAGCCCAGGAAGTGCCTCCATATAAGATGGGGGTCGGGGTGGATTTAATACGTTGACGAAACTGATGTCTTAGAGCAAAGATTAGGAGCCCCTCTCTCCTAATAGGGATTGTACTATATAGTTCCCCGCTTGACAGCGAAGCAGAGAGGAGGGATCTAGTATGAACCAAAGCAGTTTGGCCCACCAAGTAGTAGTTGCTACCTAGTATAGTAGGACTGGAGTAAGACAGTACCTGCTTGGCAAGAGTGACTGGGTGATCAATTAAGGGGGAAATTCCACTCAGGTTTGCTTCCAAATATATTGTCCTTGGATAGGACTGCCGCTGTGTGGACCACACCAGTGTGTGAAGAGATATCAGCGTGAGAAATATGGTCTGGTAGACCGCTGGATAATCGTCATTCCCCATGGTGGTACTAAGGTTTGAGGAGATCGATATGTGGCTTGCTACATTCGGTTGACACGAGAGATAAGATCCCATCTCTGCATCTGTCAGATTAAACCTATGAGCCAAGGTTCCTCCTATTATAGGATCTACAAACGGCAACAGATTATCAATGTGACCACTGTACCTGGATTGGGCTATTGTTCTGGCCAGAAGCTCCGCTAAGGATCCTGGAGCCATTACTAGTATAGACGTCTGAAGTATCTTAAGGGCGTCACGAAGCGGAGGGGATGTTGAAACGAGTTTAGCTCCTTTATGAGCTGCCTTAACTTGGGTACTAGATCCTAGGTAAGGAGGAGAGTGCCCTCTGGTGTTGAACGGATCTGTGCAATTGTGACTCATGAGTGATACCACTCTTGGTGTTCCATCTAGTTCCACAACTGGAGTTGATCTGTAAAATCCAATATCCAAGGGATGGAAAACGGAAACACCCCTGAGGTCCTTAATTTTCCAGAAAGACCTGAGTTTCTCCGCCCCTAGATATGATCTTAGAGATGGTTGATTAGTCCCTGAGTATGCTTTAAGAGAGTGGAACCACCTGAGGATCCACTTGTGGTATATTAAGTCTGCGTGAAGACTTATGCTGGTCACGGCCACACCCTCCATGCGACCAACCCCAAGGATGGTTTTAGTGTTTGTGAACCTTTTTGAAAATTTTTCAACTACACCAGGAACTGAGAGTTGATATAGGTCATGGGCAACCTTTGGGTACATTGGCGTCATAGCTATAAGATCATCCAGTACCTTTTCTGAATCCTGATTTCCGGCTAACAACATTTCTTTAAGTACTTTATTTCTGGTCACACCAACTAACTGACCTTTAACAGTAGAACTGGTGGTTGACTTAGCATCGGTGGGAGAAGAAAATGGTAAAGAGAACGGATCCAAGATTAGACGCTTAGCATTCGGATTCTGATCAAACATGACACCTGAATATACCATATTCCTCCAGGCTCTGCATTGTGGTATGGTAGAAATAAGGTTGATCCACAAGATTCCAGAGGCTAATGGATCTGGTATGCCTCTATACAGAAACTCACTCCAAGCAGGCACTGGCATCCCTCCCAAAGACTGTGGCACAACCGACAAGGTCATGCAGACTGCTGTCTTTTGATTTTGAGTCATTTTTGAGTACTGTATTGTCTCACCAAGCCGTTGCTTGTGAAGTAAAGAATTATCTAGTTCCTGCGACAAGGTGTAGCCGATCCTCCACAGAGTAATCCAGTATCCCACAGTAGATTTGGATGACCTTTCAGTAGAGGCCAATCCTCCCGAGGTGAGTCCTCCTATATATTCTGTGAGACTTGGGGCATCGCTTGTAGTTGTTGGGAATAATCGTGACACCCCTTTGATTGCAGTGGAAAGGGAGACTCCATTGCACCACATTTCCTTGCTGTAAGAAACATAAGCAGAGGACTGAGTACACTCCTCTGGTTTGAGAATGTGACCGTACCTTCTGCACCCCAATTTAAGCCTATTTTTTACCTCCTGAACCAACTGCCTGGTGTACGTTTGTTTCCCCTCCTCAACTATACCTACCGGATACCTCACAATTATTGTGACTACTTGATTGTCACCTTGGCCTGTGATTATGTAATCTAAACCTAAAGGCCACAGAATGGAATGAATCATGGCAGCAGTTAGAAGAGTCCAAAGCTTCTGAGCTATGCCCTCAAAACCTGCCAAGTGTTCATACCAAAGTAAGTCTGACTCAGGGGGATCTTGTCGGTTGCTTGCGTTAAGTCCATCTGGAACAAATCCCCGTACTCGAACATTGGTCATGCTTTCTCTGAAGTACTGATGTATGTAAGTAAATAAGGCCACCACACCAAAGATTTGATCAATGCGCGACCCTGCAGGAGCTGCCGTTTCTATTCTCCATATCAAGTTCCATGACTCTAGATCAAGTTCTGCATGTACCTTCTTAACTGATGAACCTGGATTGCTGAGTCCATGAAACCTCTGCACCAGGCCGGTTCGGGATTCAGTCATTGTTTGCTCTGCAACCTCTGGAAATATCCCTTTAGACAAGTTGCCCTCAAGAAGAACAAAAAAAGATCGCATAGGTAGCGGCATC